TGTGCTTGTTTTTTTAGGCTTTTAAAAGCTGCCTCGTTACCTTTTAAAGCAGTTCTAAGCTTTGCCTCAGATTTGGCTTGAGTATCAAAAGCCTTAACACTCGCCGCAGCAAAAGCTACAAGGGGCAAAGTTAAGCTCATACTCATAGTCTTACCTACGCGCTTCATAGATTTACCCATCCGCTTAAAGCTTCTGGAGGCTTTATTCATCTTACTTTGGAACTGGCTTATATCAGCGCCTAGCTTTACCGTTGCCTTTTTTAAACCCATCTTTTATAAGTTTGCGTTTGTCATCTATATACTTAATTCGCTCAGCACTTATGCGCTCTGGTATTTCGGGCTTTTTATCCCAATCAAAAGGCCAAAGCTTTTGAGGTGCTATTCCTTTGCCTTTTTTCGTGTGCGGCATTAGTAGGGTGCTTGCTAGTAGCCTGGAGCGTTCCCAATTATCGCGGCTCTTTAGTTCGTACAGCTGCTGAAANCCCCTTAGTTTATTATTAAACTCTCTAGGNGTGAGATCGTCTAGCTGTTCAGGTGTTAAGTTTAGCCAGCCAAAAGCGATAGCTTCTAACTGATCAAAACTTTTATATCCCTCCTCTGTAGCATTGTCNTCTACTTTTTTTTTGAGCCTTTTTTCTTTGGCTTAGCGTCCTCTGCTGAGCCGTAATGNTCAGCAAATACGGCGGTAATTTTAAATAAAGCATCTTCGTCTTCATCTACCAGATCCGCCACATCGTCAAGCTCCATAGTAAAGGGTTTTTTCATTACTCTAGCACCATCTTTTAAGCCTGCCCAGGCTAAAGCTACAGCCTGAGTAATTGTCATCTCATCCTTAAACTTAGATAAGTCCTCCATAGATGAGCCTGTTATCTCGCAGTAATTACGCAAGGCAGCAAAGCCATATTTTACAGGATATATTTTGCCTGCTATTCTTATCGGGCTTGCTTTCATATTAAGCCGTTACTACTTTCTCCAGGTCGCCAGTACCAGCAATANTACAGCTATAAGTAGCCGTATCTTCTACTCCGCCGCTTAAAGATAAGCTCGTTACATAGCCCTCGCCTGTATAGATATAATCGCCAGTAGCGGGGTTTTGTAAACTAAACTCTATATATACCTTTGTACGTGCGTCTACTACATCAAATAAGGCCACAAAATCAGTTTTTGTACCTCCTAGATCGGTAGCGTCGTAAAGTGCATCTGTAGAAATACTCCAGTTTCTAAGTCCTCCCGCGATCTCTTTCCATCCAGAAGAGTCTTTTGAAGTAATATCCCTCTCATCCATTGATAAGTCTAGAGAGCAATTTGTAGCGTGTGCTACTATTACCTCCGTTGAATCGCTTGTGCCTACTTTTAAAATTAGGTCTGTTCCGTTAATTAGTGCCATCTTCTGCTTTTTTAGTGGTTTTTAATTGTTTTAATTTGCCCCGCAAAAGCACGGCTTTTTTTTCGTCGCATAGCTCTCTAGCTAAAGCGGTTTTATTCGTTTGTATTACTTGCTCAGCAGCTAGGTCTAGCCCCTCCACTTTACAAGCTTCTTTTAGTTTTAGTCTATACATAGCTTAGCTTTAAATTACTACTCTGGCTTTATAGGTCGTNTGCATATAATAGAGCTTATTAGCTCCATCAAAATCAGTACTCTGGCTCTGCATTACGCAGCTCTGTAACTGTACACCGTTGTACGTTCCAGCCCCTATCTTATCAAGTACCCGCTGCGCATTTGTTCCCAGGCTTATCACATCTTTATAATTTGTCATAAAACATTCTATCTGAAAAGTTACAGCTGCTAGGTCTGCGGTTCTTGTCGTCTTAGTATTTTCATTGTCTACGCTTAAAACATCGTAATAAATTCCAGCTGTAGGGCTTGCCGTATAGATCGCGCTAGGTTGTATCTTTGAGGCGCTGCCTATAAGTGCAATTATAATCGCATCATCAGCTAGTTCGCTGTAAATTGCTTTCCCTATTTCAACTCCGTAAGCCATATTACTTTAAGAATTTCATTGCTGCCTTTAGTATTTTCTCCTCTAGTATTGCCTCGGCTTGTGGCCCAGCTTGTTCGTAGGCTTTCTGTGCGAATCTTCGCCCTGCAAAGGGTACGTTATAGCCTGTATCTTTTCCAAACTCTACCCAGTGGCCTATATAGCCCATATACTTAAAGCTCCTTTTTACTCGCGGACCTACATATAAGCTAGGAAACTTTTTACTGCGTCCTGTGATCTTACCTATAGAGCGTTTTAAATCGCCGCTTTTATGGCCACCTGACCAGGTTAACCCTGGTTCTCTACCGCTTACAGGAGTATTAGCCCGCATTGCTTTCACTATAGGCGTAGCAGCTGCACGCATACCGCTAAGCAGTACTTTGCGTGTAAGCTTATCGCTGGCGTTCATTAAAGCCTTCTCTATAGCTTTAGCGCCTATTATGTTAGTAGTTAGCTTCATTCTCTAGCCTGTGCAATTAGTTCTATATATGCCTTATTTCCTAGTCCCTTATATGCCACGCTTTGAATATCAAATATTGAGCTATCAAAGGTGATCGTATCGCGTGAGTTTACTGCGCTCACATTATCGCTGTATCTTATTGTAAATAATGCCTGTCGTACACTTGAAAAAATACCGCCTTGTAATTTCTCTTTTGCCTGTACCCATTTCATTGCAGCCCACTTATCTACATTGGTATCGCTTTCTGTTAGCCCTCCGTAGTCAGTCTCCTGGCTAAAAGCTTTCAGGTTTAATTCTATCCTATATCTAAATTGCCCCGCGTCCATATTAACTCCAGATCGGATTTTTATAATTGTTAATTATTCGCTTATATCCTAGCGGTAACTCCTTTGGATTGCCAAAGCTTACTGCGCTTCTGTTATCGTAATAGTGAGCTAATAGTAAGTACATAGCCTGTTTTAATGGTGGGGCTATTACTCCCGCCTCTGGTGGGCCTGCTGTATAGATTATCTTAACAGAATTAAGTCTATCGTCTGGCGTTACGTCCCAGCCTCCGTTAGGATCAATACGAGGTAGGCCGTTAAATTCTGCTGTAAAATAGTCTCCTGTTACTTTAATTGAAATCCCACCAATAGCCCCAATAAAAGCGTTTGATTTTATTTGAAATATATCCGTTGTGGTNGCTGTAATCTCATAGGAAAANGTACCTAATGAGCTTTCTGTAAATACTAAAGATGAGCCTGCGAAATCTAAAGAGGTGGAACCGCTAGTATATTCTGTAATTTTATAAATTACTGTGTATTTTANGCCTATAGTTGGCGTAAAGCTCTCATAAGATATTAAAGATGTTTCTCCTGTTTGTTCTGCCTGATCGTCGCCAATAGTCCAGCCTGTGCCTAGTTTCCAATATTGATTTGGATCAACTTGCTTGACCAGTACATTATCAATAAAAAATGTGCCTGCGGTTAGTAAACTAAAAAAAGCGTTTTGCGCATCTTCGCGCCTACCGAATATATTAAATGTTTTATTTGTTGTTGCTAAAGTGAAATCTGTCGTCGTAGGTGTACTGTCCCACGGCTGCCGAACCCTTAAAGTAGGCGCTCCGCTTATAGCTTTTGCGTCAAATATAAAAACATAAACTTTTTCATCGTAAAGAGTGTCTATGTAGATATGACCTAAATTAATTGAGTTCGTTGATGTGCCTCCAGTTCCAGTAGTTACTACTTTTAAATTTTCATTTTCTAGAGTTAAAGTATGGTTTCCAGAACCGAGCCAAGTTGTTGTTGCATCAGAGAAATGACTATTTTTAGCAGGGTTTGTAACTAAATTCCCTCCTAGCTCATCAAATTCGCCGTTTACTATTAGCTCCTCATCATCTCCAGACGTTAAATTTGTCCAGTTTCCATCTTTTAAATAGGCTACTTGTGGGGTGCTGTTATCTACTGTTAGATCGCCATTAATTTGCAAGGTTATTACTCCGTTATCTTTACTTGGAAAACCGTTGCGATATTCTGTATAGGTATGTGATACTAGGGCTGTGTTTGTTTCCTTTTCAATAAAGTCGCGGGCCATAGTGATTAGCTCCGTAATATAGGAATCGTCNTCGCTGCTATCTACCCTTAAAAAAGCTTTTGCTTCTGATAGGGTAATAGGCTCTGCTCCTGAGTAAGTAGATCTCTCGAAATAAACTGCCATAATAAAAGTAAAATAAGGGCGGGACTAACCGCCCCTAATTAATAATTACGATTCAATCACAGATTGTAAAGT